ATGGCGGAAAGCGGTTACGGAAGGCGAGGATCGCGGGCGGCGCGGCAGGGATCTAACTTCGAGGGGGCGACCGGGTACCCGCTTGCGGGTGTCCAAGTAATAGATATTCCCTGCGGCTGGGTCCCCCGGCCCGATCAGCGCACCCTGTGGGATTACCTGGAACGGGGCGGTAAGCGCGCGGTCTGCGTGGCCCACAGGCGCTGGGGGAAAGATGACGTGGCCCTCCACTTCACCGCGACCCAGATGATTCAGCGTCCGGGGAACTACTGGCATATGCTGCCGCAGGCGAATCAGGCGCGTAAGGTGGTCTGGGACGCGATCAATCCTAAGACGGGCAAACGCAGGGTTGATGAGGCATTTCCCAAAGAGATCAGGCGCAAAATCCATGAGCAGGAGATGTTCATCGAGTTCGCGAACGGCTCCACCTGGCAGCTTGTAGGCTCTGACAATTACAACAGTCTCGTCGGCTCGGCCCCTGCGGGGATCGTCTTCTCCGAGTATGCCGTCGCCGACCCTATGGCGTGGGCGTATTTGAGGCCGATACTGGCGGCCAACGAGGGGTGGGCGCTCTTCATCTATACGCCCAGAGGCGCGAACCACGGGAAGAGCCTCTACGATTTCGCGAGAGCCGAGCCGGGATGGTTCGCCACGTTGCTTCCCGCCGACCGGACGCCCGTCTTTACGCCCGACAGGCTCAATCAGGAGCGGCGCGAACTGCTCGCCGAGTTCGGGGAGACCGAAGGCGAGATGCTCTTCCTTCAAGAGTACTACTGCTCTTTTGAGGGCATGGTGCGCGGGGCCTATTACTCCAAGCAGCTCCGCGCCGCCCGCTCAGATGGCCGCATCACCGCCGTCCCTCACGCAGCCGGCCACGAGGTCTACACGTTCTGGGACCTGGGTATGGACGATTCTACCTCCATCTGGTTTATGCAGGCGATTGGCCGCGAGCTGCGCTTCATCGACTACTATGAGGCCTCCGGCGAGGGGTTAGCTCACTATGCCAAGGTGCTCAAGGAGCGGCCCTATGTGTACGGAGATCACTACATGCCCCATGACGCGGACGTGCGCGAGCTCGGGACCGGGACCAGCCGGAAAGCAACCGCCGAGAACCTGGGCATTAGGCCGGTGGTGGTAGTGCAGAGGGCACGAGATACACAGGCGGTTTTGAGTGGGATCGAAGCTGGCCGCAACATTATGAGTCAATGTTGGTTTGATGAGCGGAAATGCGCGCACGGTTTGAGCGCCCTGGAGGGGTATCAGGCAGAGTACGACGAGGAGAAAAAGAAGCTGGCGGATCATCCCTTGCATAATTGGTGCTCTCATGGCGCCGACGCCTGGCGGACCATGGCAGTGGGGTGGCAACCACGGGTCAAGCATCAGACCGTGACGAGCGTGCTCAACGGCATACCGATGGGGGCGAAATGGTAGATGATTCCGGCGGCGTCCTCGACCTCTCCGAATTCGAGGAAGAAACCGACCTTGATGACGTGGCGTTTCAGTGGCGGGATTGGAGAAAGGCGCACAGAGAGATGTGTTTATGGATAGCGTGATGGACGAAGAGACCGGATGCCGAGATAAAATTGAGGGGGGACACCCCTCCGAAAACGAAAACGGCGAGAGGAGTGTCCCCGCCACGATATTTATCCAGAAGCGTGAGAAGGGAGAGATCGAGGTAAGTCCTGTCCTCACCCGGCCTGTGATCACTGCCGTCGTGACGTGCTGCCTTGATTGCGGAGCAAGGATGCCAAAATGACCGACGACACTGAAAAGAAAGGCAAAAAACCCAAGGATGAGCACGCTTTCCTGGAGCTTGCCACCAAGCGCCTGAAGCGCGAGATCGACGCGGATGACCACAACCGGCAGGCGGCGATAGAAGACCTGAAGTTCTTGAACGGCGACCAGTGGGATCCGGCCGAAGAGCAGCGCAGACGCTTACGCGGCCGGCCATGCCTGAAGACGAACGAGCTGCCCAAGTACGTGAACCAGGTCGTGGGCGACATGCGCCACAACAGGGCGCGCATCAAGGTGAGGCCTGTTGATTCTGCGGGCGACGTGAACATTGCGAAGATCAGGAGCGGGGTGATCGCAAACATAGAGTATCTGTCGAACGCAGAGGCGATCTACGATTACGCGGGCGAGATGGCGACTTCCTGCGGGCTGGGCGCGTGGCGCGTGCTGACCAGGTATACGGAGGAGAACCCGTTTGTGCAGGAGATATACCTGGAGCGCATCAAGAACCCCTTTCTTGTCTACATGGACAGCAATGCAAAGTCGGAAGTGGGCGCCGATTCGAAATATGGCTTCTGCTTGGAGAAGGTGACCCGGGAGGAGTTCGAGGAGCGGTACCCGGATGAAGAGCCGCCCGGCGATGCTCTGAAGGTGGGGAAGGGCGTCGCGAACGAAGTCTGGTTCGAGAATGATGCCTTCTTTATCGCCGACTATTACGTCATCGAGAGCGAGAAGACCGACATGGTGCTCACCGAGGACGGGCAGACCTGGAAGAAGGAAGAGTTCGAAGAGAAGCTCGCGGAATGGATAGAGGCGGAGAAAGCTAAGATACTATTTCCTGCACCGCCCGCGCTGCCGGCAGGACCAATGGGAGCGATGGGCGGGCAACCGATGCCTCAGCAACCTCCGAACCCTTTATCGAATATAACGCCTATGATGGGAAAACCCCCCATGCCGGGGCAGCCAGGCACTCCGGGAGCAGTCCCTATCCCTGCGCCCGTGCCTTCGCCTGCCCCGGCCCCCTTTGAAAATGGAAGGGGGACACTCCTCTCGCCTAGCGCTGTCGGAGGGGTATCCCCCCAACCGGAGTTGCCCCCCTTGCCCCCTCCATCGCTGACCATCGCCAAGGAGCGGGAGGTCGAGTACCCCAAAGTGCGCCACTACGCGATTTGCGCAGACCGAATCCTGGACGGGCCAAACGATGTCCCCGGCAAATATATCCCCCTTGTCGTGGTGAAAGGTCCTGAGCGCGTGATCGAGGGGAAGACCTACGTGCGGAGCCTCATCAGGGACGCCAAGGACCCGCAGCGGCTGCTGAACTTCTGGGTAACGGACGCGGCTGAGATCGTGGACATGATTCCTAAAGCGCCGTGGATCGGGACGGCAAAGCAGTTCGAAGGCTACGAGCAGGACTATGCTGCGGCCAACGCAGAGAATTTCCCCTTCCTGAAGTACAATATCGACCAGGGCGCGCCTACTCCACAGCGCACGAACCCCCCCAATCCGCCCGTCGCCGTATTCGAGCAGATCGGCCAGGCCAAACAGGCGATCAAGGACACTATCGGCATGTTCGGCTCGGACGTGGGCGACAAAGGGCCGGAGCTCTCCGGTAAGGCCATCCTCCAGCGGCAGAAACCGGGCGACGTGGGGACATTCGCCTTCATCGACAACTTGAGCCGCGCCATCGCCCACTGTGGCAGGGTGATCAACGAGATGATCCCCGAGGTTTACGACACACAGCGGGATATCCGCATCAGGAACGTGGACGACACGGAGACCTTTGTACCCGTCAACACGACCGCAGGCGCGGCCCTCGACGCGGTGATGAGGAACCCGGAGCAGTATCAGGGCATGGACAAAAACAAGCTCATCCGCCTCGCCGCAAAGAACGGCAGGAACGCGCGGTATAACGACCTCACCGCGGGAAAGTACGATGTGGTGGTGACGACAGGCCCGAGCTACAGCACGCAGAGGCAAGAGGCAGCGCAATCCCTGGAGCGGCTCGTCGCGGCCTATCCGCCGATTATGAAGATCGCGGGCGACTTGGTTTACAAGTTTCAGGATTTCTTAGGGGCCGAGGAGATCGCGGAGCGTGTTGAGAAGACCATGCCCCCGACCCTTGTGCCTCCCAAGGAAGGGGAGCCGCGCATTCAGCCGCCTCCGCCCCCCCTTGTGCTCGTGAAGATGGAAGAGCTGAAGGTGAAGCAGATGCACCTGGAGGTAGAGAAGGAGAAGCTACTGGTGCAAAAGCTGAAGGCGCTGAAAGAGGCTCAGGAGACCAGCGGGGAAGTGAGGAAGATGCTGCTGGGACTGCTGGGGGAGATATTCAAGGGCGGCATGGCAGGAGCGCCGGTAGGAGCGCCCATGCGGCCGGCAATGCCAGTGCCGCCGCCTAACTTTGGTTTGGGAGTGATGGAGTGAGTTTAAGTAAGCTTAAATGCATTTGTATTGATCTCGGACTCTTTACTGAGAATGCTGTCAGAATTGCCAAAGATGTAGCGGAATTCTGGTATTATATCCCATGTGAAGAGGCATTTCCTGAACCTTTCAAATCCAAGATTGGTAAAGGTCTTGAGGGCATAGAACGCATCCGCCACTGGGGTAAATACGTTGATAAGGCCGATTTTGTTGTTTTCTTTGATAGTCAGTTCGGAGATTGGATGGAAAACTGGAAAGAAAGATATGCTGTCGCTGGGCCTGGTCTTGCCGAGAAGCTGGAGCTGGACCGCTGGCACGGCCGTATGAGACAGAAAGAGAATGGGCTGCCTGTCCAGGAAACCGAACGTGTGATAGGTGTGACAAACTTGCGAAAGTTTACCAAAGATCACAAAAATTATTGGATCAAGGTAGACAACGAGTGGAGAGGAATCTGCGAGAGTTTTGAGACCAAAGATCAACATTATGCTGAGTCGAGAATTGACTGGATTACTTACAAGGCCAGTCCCTTCAAAGAAGACATTATTTTCATCTGTGAGGAAAGGCTTCCCGGTGTGGAGCCGGGGGTCGACGGGATCACCTGGGAAGGAGAGCTTGTGTTCCCCACGACGGTAGGCTATGAGCGTCGGGGCTCAGGCATCATCACCCGGGTTTACCAGACTGAGAAGGAACTGCCCGAGGCGGTGAAATGGATCGATAGCGGGCTTGCGCCTGAGTTCAAGAAGCACAAGACGCGCTTTTTCTACTCCGCCGAATTCAAGATCGGTCCGGACAAGATACCCTATCTCATCGATCCCACCATTCGGCTCGCAGCACCCGGCGTGGCGGCCATCCAGACTGAGTTGATCGAGAATTATTCGGAGGTAGTGTACGGCATGGCGACTGGCGTAAAAGTAGCGCCGGTGATGGAACATAAGTACGCGGCAGCTGTGAGTATGGAGAGCAGCGAGGCCGCAAAGACCTTCGTGAATATCAGCTTCCCCAAGTCGCTGCGCCAATGGGTCAAACTCCGCATGGCGGTAAAAAAGGGAAATGACTACTACTCTGTTCCGCCTTTCGATTCCTTGGGAACTGTTATCGGCTTTGGCGACACGGTGAAAGAGGCGGTGGACCTGGTAAAGGAGCGGGTGAAGCAGGTAGAAGCCATTTCGATCAATACTGACCTGGGCGGGCTGGATCAGATCGTTGCAGATATTCAGACCGGCAAGACGGTTGAGATAAATTTCTAAGGAGGCGATATGGCAGTAGGACAGGAACCGATAGGCGCACCCCCGGCCGAACCGATAGAGCCGGATGAGACTATGGAGCAGTACGTCGAGAGACGCGAGCACCCCCCGGCGCCGGAGACGCCCCCTGTAGCCCCTGCACCCTCGGAACCGTCTGTACCTCCAGTAGCTCCCGTACCGTCCGTACCTGCCACACCTGAGCCCGGAGCGGAGCCCCCTGCTGCACTGGAGTTGCCGAAAGAGGAACCGTCAGGCGTGGAGAAACGCATCTCCCAACTTGTCGCCAGACAAAGGGAGGCTGAGCGGCGGGAAGCCGAGAGAACGGAAGAGGCCGCATACTGGCGGGCAGTGGCTGAAGGTCGGATAAAGCCGGCCGCGCCCGTGCAACCTCCGCCACAGCCGCCTCAGTCCGGAGAGCCCGTTGAGCCGTTGCTGGATAACTTCGAGTCGGCGGCAGACTTCGAGGCCGCCCGCACTAAATATATCGTCGCAAGGGCGGGCTGGGACCTCAGACAAGAGCAGCAAGCACAGCGAGCGCGTGAGTATGCGACAGATCTGGACCGCAAGCACAACGAGAGGATGTTAGCCGCCATAACGGTCGACCCGACCCTTGACGAGGTGAGCAAGGACCCCACGCTCCCTATCAGCCAGGTCATGAGCCTGGCGATCAAAGAGAGCGACCAGGGACCGGCTCTCGTGAGATACCTTGCGAATAATAGAAAGGAAGCGGACCGGATCGCCCAGTTGCATCCTCTCATGGCAGCGCGTGAGATGGGCCGGATTGAGGGAACGATTATAGAAGCGGCCAGAGCCGCCAAAGCAGCGCCGCCTGCACCTCCAGTTGCTCCCGTGACCGTCTCTCAGGCCCCGGAACCGGTGCGATCCGTAGGCGGAACGAAGGGCGCCGCCCCGAGCGATGATGACGATAAGCTGTCCATTGAGGAAGTTATCAGGAAAAGGAACATTGCACAGTACGGAAAACCATAATGGGGAGGTGATCACGGTGAAGAAGGAAAAGAAGGAAACGAAGAAGAAGGGTCATGTGCCGGAGAAGAAGTCCTTCGGCAGCAAGACCGAGTATGCCGCGCATTCCACGGCGAAGTTAGGTCCGTCCGGAGGCAGCAAGAAAGGTCCTGTGGGCCGGTAGCAAATCGTCAGCAATGACGCCCGACGTATAGCGGACCCGTCATCCGCATGTAGTAACTCAGGCATAGCCTGCCACCCGTAAGGGGAATTCGGGAACCCCATTGGCAATGGATACCGAATAGAAGGGCGCGGAACCCTTGAGAGTTGAACCTTTAAACTCAAGGAGTAACAGGCTATGGCAAATAAATTACTCACCCCGACGCAGGTGTTGCGGGAGGCCCTCCGGGTGCTCCACAACAACCTTGTGTTTGTCAAAAACGTCAACAAGCAGTACAGCTCTGAATTCGCCATCTCGGGCGCAAAGGTCGGCTCCACGATCAACGTGAGGCTGCCGAACCAGTACTACGTGGCAAAAACAACGGTCCTCCAAGCCCAGAACACGAACGAGCAGACGGTGCCCGTGAGCCTCACCACGAACTATCAGGTGGGTCTCAATTTCACCCAGGCAGAGCTCGCTTTCCCTGGATGACTTCTCGAAGCGCGTCCTTACCCCCGCTATGGCCCGCCTTGCGTCTCAGATAGACCAGGATGGTCTCGGTCAGGCGGCGAACATCTACAACCAGGTGGGCACGCCGGGCACCACGCCGGGGACGACAGGCAGCGCGCCGTTTGCAAACAACATTCTGAATTTTAACGCGCCGGATATCTTCCTGAACGCGGGCATGATGATGGATAATATGGCAGCCCCGAGAGACGAGAACAGGCGCGTTGTCATCAATCCCGCTGCAATGGCCACCTCCGTAGCCAGCCTCAAGGGCCTCTTCGAGGACTCCGGGGAAATCGCCAAGCAATACAGGAAGGGCGTCATGGGCACGGCCCTCGGTTTCGAGTTCGCCATGGACCAGAACGTCAACCTGCTAACCACGGGGTCAAGGTCAGTATCAGCTACCCCCTCCACGACTACGGCAAGCCAGACCGGCGCCACTCTAAACACCACAGGGTGGACGGCGAGCCAGACCGGGATCCTGCTGGCAGGTGAGGTCTTCACCATCGCCGGGGTATATGGCGTCAACCCGGAAAACCAGTCCAACATCGGCTATCTCCAGAATTTTGTTGTCACGGCGAACTGCAACTCGGATGGGAACGGGAACATCACCATTCCTATCTCGCCCTCGATCATCCCTGTCGGCGCCCAGGTGCCAAACGGGACGGTCACGGCTGCCCCCGCGGGCGGTGCGCAGTTGACCATGATGAGTGGGGCGGCAAGCACTTCCTTTCCGTTGAATCTTGCCTATCACCATGACGCCTTTACCCTTGCCACGGCTGACCTGGAGATGCCGAAGGGCGTCGATTTTGCGGCCCGTGAGACCTATGACGGCATCAGCATGCTGATCGTCAGGGCCTATGACATTAACAACGCACAGTTCCCGTGCAGGATCGACGTACTTGCGGGCTGGGCAACGCTCCGGGCGCAATTAGCGTGCCGGATCGCTGGTTAAGGAGGAAAGCCATGAGCAAACAACTATCTGATGGAAATTTGGACGGAACGATACTCGGTCAGAGCGTTACCGACCGTGCGTCATTCTACAACGCAGTACCCATTGCGCAGCGCTCCGGTCCTTTTCAGCAGGTCGTGAAGGCGGACGGTGCTATGGGTCAGGTCATCACCATGAAGGCCGCAGCAGCTATTTCACCCACAACGATTGCCGCCAACACGGCGGGGGAATCCACTCTTGCCGTCACGGGTCTCCTCGTTGGGGACTTTGTTTTTTCGGTCAACAAGTCAAACGGCACTTTCAGTGCCGGGCTCGGCATCGCGGGCGTCAGGGTAGCAAGCGGGGGGTCTCTCGGGATCAACTTCACTAACAACACTGCGGCGACGATCACTCCGACCGGTTCAGACCCTTACAACGTCGTGGCGCTCCGGGGCATGAATCCGTTGTCGATCAGCCTTTCCCCGGTATCGGTTGCCGCGAACACGCAGGTTGAGCAGGTGTTCAGCCTTGCGCCGAATACGCTGGCGGTCCTCGGTACGCCGGTTGTTAACGCTGCCGGGCAAATCACCGCCATTCCCATTACCAGCGGGGGCTCCGGCTACCAGATGGCTCCGACCGTCGTCATCTCAACGGGTGCGCCATCGAACGACTTCGAAAGCGGCACATTTACCGGCCTCGGGATAGACCCGGCGCCGACGAGCGGGTCACAGCTTCAACTGGGTCCGTGGCCTGCGGGCTATGGCGCTTCGGCTGTCGCCATACTCACGTCGGGAGTCGTCACCGGCATCAAGATAACCCATATGGGTAAAAACTACAGTTCCACCTATCCGCCGACCGCCACGCTTGTTGATGGCACATACATCGCGCTTGGGCAGATTTGCATGGTCAACAAGGCGGCTCAGCAGGCAGGGTTGGGCATCGGCAACGTGAGGGTGGTCGCAAACAACCAGATCGGCATCACCTTCATAAATTATACGCCGTCAACGGTGATTACGCCATCGCCGGCTGAGACGTATCTCGTCTTAGCGCTCAACGATCTGCCGGCGATCTCGCCGTGGTCGGAAGTGGGCGTCACCGTGACAAGCACGAGCGCAGTGGCGGCCAGCGCAACAGTGACGGAAATAACCGTGACGGCGAGTGGTATGCTGGCAACGGATATGCCGGGCGTACCGAACAAGCCCACGACAACCGCAGGAATCGCTACCGTTGGCGGCTATTGCAGCGCCAATTCAATAAACATTGCCCTTGTGAACCCGACAGGGGCAGCGGTGACGCCGGCCGGATCGGAAGTCTATACGGTGCCGATCCTGCGGGCTGCCCCGGTGGCCCCGGCAAAGAACTACCTCCAGCTTCTTACCCCTCAGTCGGTCGCCGCAAACACCACGGCGGAGCAGCAGTTTACCGTGACGGGCCTTATCTTTACGAACTCAGTGGCATCGACCGTCAAGGTGACAAAGCCGAGCATGACGACGGGCATTGAGGTCGTGGGGGCCCGGGTGAGCGCGACGAGCACCCTACAGATCACCTTTCAGAACAATACGTCGGCCGCCATTGTGCCGCCCGCCGAGTATTACTACATCACGAACTTTCAGGACGTGGCGCCGGCAGCACTGGGCTGGATTGCGGACTGGGCAAGTCTGGCGTTCAATCAGGTCGTCGATCAGAGCAACGAGCAGGCTCAGCTCCTGTACACGATTGGCCTTCATAAAGGCGGCTAAGAAAAGCAGCAGGGGGCGGGTTCAGCGCCCGCCCCTATTCTAAGGAGGTAGGATGAATAAGGCGTTTCGCATGTTCAGAGGGAAAAAGGGACAGCCGGAGCCGGAGAATGGAACGGTAGCAGAAGTACCGGCGCCCGCAAGAAAGGTCTTTGTCGGGCTGCCGGCGTATGGAAGCATGAGATACGTCGCGGCTGAGGCGTCGCTGCTCATGGCGCAGCAGATATTCTGGATGAACCGGATTTCTTATGAATTCGAATGGGAAACGAAATGTCCTTATGTGAGCATGGCACGGAATAACCTCGTTGCCAGATTTATCCAGAAACCGGAGTTTACGGAGCTTGTGTTTCTCGATGCCGATGTCGGTTTCAGGCCGGAGGCGTTCAAGGGGCTTCTGGAATGTGACGTGGATGTTGTGGCCGGGGTCTATCCGAAAAAGAATGAAGACGGTAACGATTGGCCTATTGTGCTGAAAACCACGCCGGAGGGCTATCCGATAGTCAGGGACGGGCTTCTCTTGGGTAACGGGCTGCCGACAGGCTTCATGAAGATCAAGCGGCACGTCATCGAGAAGATGATGGAAGCCTATCCGGAGCTGCGGTTCCTCGACGGCAATACCGGTCGCTTCACCTATGACCTGTTCGGCTGCGGCGTCAGAGACTATGACCCGGTAAAGAAGATCGGCAGATGGTACGGCGACGATTTCGGGTTCTGCGATCTCTGGCAGAGGATCGGCGGGGAGGTGTGGGTCGCACCCAACATCGATTTCGAGCACGTCGGCACAAAGATTTACCGCGGCAATTATCACAAATACCTGACGAGTCAACCCAAAGCAGAGGATGTGGCCCCTATTGAAAAGGCTCTGAGGATCGAAGGCTGGATGTCCGTCAAAGAACTACTTTGGCTTTATGAGACGGCAAGGGGCATGGAGAGTATTGCTGAGATTGGCTCTTACAAGGGTAAGAGCACGGCGGCTCTTCTTGCGGGGTGTCCCGGAAAGGTCACTGCTATCGACCATTGGAAAGGGTCGCTGGACAGCAACGGGGTGACTCAGAATTTGCTGGAGATCGAGGACGGCTATGCGGCATTCATGGAGAATGTCGGGAGTGCCGCCAATCTCAAAATAATGAAGATGTCTTCTCTCGAAGCGGCAGGGAAGTTGAACGGGACGGTTTTCGACTTGGTCTTTATCGACGGTGAGCACACCTATGAGGCGGCGAAAGCCGATGGTCAGACCTGGTTGCCGAAGGCGAGAAAGATTATCGCATTTCATGACTATTCTGAAAAGTGGCCTGGAGTGATCCAAGCCGTTCAGGAGATGTTTGGGGAAGTGAAGGTGATAGATACGATTGCTTATGTAGACTTGCAAATCAGAGGAGGCGAGCATGCCCATTGCAGCAATTGAGAAAACGTACTCAGATGTGAAGATAGGACCGGATGAGCCGGTGGTACCACAGGATTTCCCCCGCATGATTTACCACGTCATCGAGGGACGGAAGATCATCGAGACCCAGATAGAGCTTGATGAGCACCTTGAGGTCGGCTGGAGCCGGACGCCGATCCAACTCAACGAGGTCGCTATCCTGGACGCCAAGATCGCGGAGACTGAAGTTGCGCTGAAAGACCTGAAGGCTAAGAGAAAAGTGATGCTGGCGAAAAAACAGCAAGACGAAAAGAGGGTGGAGGAAACATGCCCAGCGTAAAAAAGGGAGAAACGCGATCGCACTATGTGAACCGGGCGGTAGATGAAATGGTTCACAAAGAGGGGATGTCGCCCAAGGCGGCAGTGAATAAGGCTGAGCACATGTTCAACGCAAAATGGCAGGCCCCGAAGAAGAGCACCACCGGAAAGAAACCTATAAGGAAAAGGTGAAATATGCCAAGATTCGCAAAGAAGGGCGCGGCGTGGAAGCGTAATACCCACAATGCGGAGGAACGAGAGAAGGTAGACAAGGCAGGGAACAAGAACGAGACGAAGAGTGATGAAAAACACCACTGGGCTGAACCGATAGCAAGATACAGAGAAAAATATAAAGACGAACTGCTGCCAGGGAAGCCTCCGAGTTTCAAGAAGGGTGGCGTTGTAAAGAAGACCGGGTTGGCAAAGGTGCATAAGGGGGAAAAGATAATCCCAAAGAAGGAGTCCATGGCGGGGTTCGTAGAGCGCCGGAACAAAGAAACCAAGGCCCCAAAGAAGAGTACTACCAAAAAGGCAGCGAGGAAGAAGGCATAAATGCAGATCCCGTTTGTCGGACCAACGTATAATTCACGTTCATCGAACATAGATGCGTCGAGATCTGTCAACTTCTATCCCGAGATGAACCCTGCCGATTCCAAGTCGGTGATGGCCCTCATCGGCACGCCCGGGACGGTGCTTTTGGCGCAGTTCCCCACATCTCCGGTGAGGGGCATGCACGTCTTCGGCGCCCTCATGTATGTGGTGGCAGGGAACAAACTCTATTCCGTCACTATCGCGGGATCGGTCTCGGCCGCGCTGGGCACGCTTGCCACCTCCACAGGCCTGGTGGCCATGGAAGACAACGGTTTGGCCGCTTCGGGTGTGGGCGGCAACCAACTAATCATCGTGGATGGGGTAAACGGCTACATCTATAATGCCTCGACGGGCGCATTCACCACGATCTCCGGGGGCGGGTGGCCTATGGCCGGCTCAGGGACGGTCACCTACATCGACGGCTATTTCGTCATCGGCAATGCAAACAGCATGTCGGCGTCCGCGTCGAATCTCTACGACGGCACGACTTGGAACGCCCTGGCCACGTCCCCCATAGGCGCAGCCCCTGACCTGGTCCAGGCCGTGATCAACATCCACCAGCAGCTCTGGATCATCAAGCAGCATACGTCGGAAGTCTGGTACGATGCAGGAACGGCCACCGACGTAGGGTTTCCTTTCAGCAGGATATCGGGAGCGGTGATCGACTACGGGACGCCGGCGCCTGCCTCCGTTGCCCGCGGCGACAACTCGTTTTTCTTCCTCGCCATGCAGCGGAACAACGACATGGGGGAGTTTGTTGGCGTTGTCGAGGTGTCCGGCTACGTGCCGCAGATCATCAGCACTCCCGCCATCACGTACCAGATGCAGCAGTACGTGATGGCCAATAACGGCGCTGACGCCTTTGGCTACTGCTACAGCGGCGAGGGCCATACCTTCTACGTGATCACCTTTCCCACCGGAAACGCCACGTGGGTCTACGACGCATCTACTCAGATGTGGCACGAGCGCTCGACATGGGTGGGCACACCCTATGTGATCGGGAGGCATATCGGCAACTGCTACGCCGGATTTTACGCCAGGCACTTTATCGGGGACTGGCAAAACGGCAACATCTACGAGATGCTCTCGACTACATATACGGACAACGGGAATCCCCTGGTGAGCATGAGGACGGCCCAGCACCTCTTCGACAAGAAGGACCTCGATCATATTTTCATCCGCCGCCTCATCCTGGATATGGAAACGGGCATCGGCGACGGCGCATATTCCTTCGAGACCGGGATAAACCCGCAGGCAGCGCTTGCGTGGAGCGATGACGGGGGCCATACGTGGTCGAACCAGTATACGGCGTCGATGGGCGCGGCGGGGCGCTATAGAACAAGGGTAATCTGGCGGAGGCTCGGTCATTCAAGGGACAGGATCTTTCAGGTGACCATATCCGACCCGGTAAAAAAAATTCTCATAGGAGCATATGCCTCATGAAAAAATCAGCGAAACGGAGCAATGCCACGGCGGCCGTGCCGACACAAACGCCTTCAGTCAATGTAAAGAAGGCTCAAGGCGGTTATGTCATCTCTCAGTACACGAACAAAGGCGAGAAAACGATTGTCGCCAAAAGCGACAAGGAGATGAAGACGGCGGTTGAGAAGATGCTTGGGACAGGGAAATGAACAGGCTCAGGGCTCCTGTTGAGTTACCACTTTCCAAGGATGTGACGATTACGAATCCTGCGTGGTTAGAGTGGTACCAGGTGATAACTACGTACTACAACGACATATTCCTATGGGTTGATCCGGCATCTCCCAACTACGGCCGGGCAGCGCCGAACAATCCGTTTGTGGGTATGTTGGCCTTTGCAGACGGTGTGAGCTGGGATCCGTCAGGCCGGGGATTCGTCGGCATTTTCCAGTGGGACGGGAGTGCATGGCTATATATCGGTGGAGACGTATTCGGGCCGGATGGTTCGGTGGATTCTGACATGGTGGAGTTCAGCGGTACTGCCGGCATAGATATCAAGGATGGGGGGCTGAAGCATGTCGATGTAGCGGATGCGGTGGCCAAGAAGCATTTCAGATTTCATGTATTGAATAGTACGGCTGACCATTCCAGTACCATTCAGGCCACAAAGGTAATGATAGCCGACGCAAACGGTCTCCCCGCCCAAGGAACAAATACCGACAGCCAGGTCGTCGGCGCAGTGAAGCATAAGGCTACCGAGGATGCGATTGTCGGTCTTGTGCTGGTTGAAACGGTTGCTGGCGCTGCTGTTTATAGCGGGGTGGTGGGGGTGAGTCAGGCATTAACGGTCGTGACAGGCGTGAATTTTACTACCAGCACCGTCACGACTGCGACACTCACGATCACAAACGGCGTGATCACGGGTGTGGCGTGATTAAAAGGAGACGTGATCGAAATGAAAAAACTCTTGTTTTGGGCTGTCCTCTTGATGTTCGGCTTTTCCACCGGCCTCTTCGCCGCCGAGACAGGCACCTATACGACCCTGGGGAGTGCCCCTGCTTCCAACCAGGTCTCCTGCGGTAGTACTGCGACGCTGCTCTACACAACCACGACACCGGGCGGTCCGGGTCCGGGGGTCTTCAGGCTCTCCGTGATCTTTCAGAACCAGTCATCGCAGCCCGTCTACATCTCGCCCAACCCCGCCATCACCACGAGCAATGCGGGGATCCTGCTGGGCGTGCAATACCAGTCCGTGACGCTTGACCGTTCGAGCGGCAACGTGAGCTGGTACTGCATCACCGGAACCAGCACGGCAACGGTAGGCTGGACGGAGGAAAGATGATGAAAAAGCTACCTCTTCTCATCCTGACTCTTTCCCTCATCTTCCCGGCAGGCGCAATGGCGTCGGGGATAAGTCCATCGGGCGCGGGCGGGGGTGCAGGAATATGCTACGTGACACAATCCGGGGCGGGGAACGGGAGAGCATCAGGAACGCCTATAAGCATCGCAACTCTTAATACTGATACCCTCCCTACAGGTGGTGATGAATGAGTGTAAGCTTAGCCCCTCCCGCCAGATTCAAGGCGTTTTACCCCGGCACGGGGAACCCTCTTTCCGGAGGACAGCTCTGGACCCTCATGCCGGGCACGTCGGGCTTCCTTTACCCCAAGGCCACGTACACGGACTCCACGGGCCTCACGGCGAACATGAACCCCGTGATCCTCGATCCGAACGGCGAGGCCGATGTGTGGCTCTCCGGCTACACGAAACTGGTGCTTCAGGACTCAGCCGGAAACCTCGTCTGGTCCAAGGATAACGTCTCCTCAGTTCCCGCCGGCGGCATGGCGGTGGGCCAGTGGCAGTGGGTAAACCAGACTCTTCTCTTCACCTATATAAATGGCACTCAATTTTCTGTGCCTGGGGATGAGACGGCCCTTTTCCTGATAGGCATCAGGCTGCAGGCGACTGTCACGGCGGGGACGATCTACGGCACCGTTATTGCCGCGAGCTTCTCCAGCAGCGTGACGACCGTCACGGTCAGTTGGGATTCAGGCGCCCTTGACAGCGGGTTATCGACCCTTGCGACAGGCGTCATAACGCCTATACATAATTGCTTGCCTTTTCCGCCTGCCTATATCTCGAATTATCCCTCTCTCACTGCGGCTATTGCGTCCATAGGCACGGCCCCAAAGGACTTGCTTATCAATGTGTCGACCACGGTGACTGCGGCAACGACCGTGCCCGCGAATATTAGCCTCCTGGTGGTGGAAGGGGGCCTTATCACGAATTCAGGGGGCACCTTCACGATCAATGGGTCTTTCCGTGCTGACGGGCAGGCGTTCTCCGGCTTCTCATCCGGGCAGGTGATATTCGGACCCGGCTCGGTCAAGGAAGTCTATCCCGAGTGGTGGGGAGCGGTGAGCGGCGCAACAGATTCGATGGCGGCGATTCAGGCGGCGGTCGACACGGGTCTTCGGGTGAAGCTCAGCGGCACCTACACCCTGAATAACTCTTCTTCTTCCCTCATGGTGTGCAAGGCATCGGTAGGCAGAGCCTACATGGAGGGGACGGGCTGGAACACGCTTACCTTCACCTCATCCGCCAACCCTGGAATAACCGTGCAATGCGTGGGTGGCTGCACCGAGGGCGTGACGCTCAGGAACCTCTACCTGTATGGGCCTGGCGGCACAACGGCAGGCAACATCGGTATCTACTTTCCGGGCGGCACCGGGAACGACATAGGCCGCATTCTTATCGACGGCGTTCGAATCCAGAACTTCGGAGACGATGCGTTGAAACTGCAAGGTCTTACGGGACCGACGTGGATCAGGATTTGGGCGTATTACTGCAACGGGTACGGCATACATGTGTGTGCGGATGCAAACGGGAATACACCGTCGAACGTCACAATTTCAGGCGGGGCCATTCATAATATGCTTGGCGGCATCAGCCTCGACGGGACGGGCGCGAGCATCTCGTTGGCCCACATTGAAGATACGGACATCGAGCTTCCCAACACCGCGACGCGGCCGTGCCTGTACCTGAACAACGCGTATGGGAACACAATTATCAATTTGACTACCTCATCCGGCGCCGCCTCCCTGACCCTGGGCGATGCGAACGTGTACCTGGCCGGCTACTCCTATGGCAATATCTTTGTCGGGGCGTATAACATCGCCGGGGGCGGCCTGAACAACGTCCACGATGCGGGAAGCGGCTACAACAATACCTGGATCGGGGGCACGTACGCGAATATCGTGAGTCCGCCAGGTGGCCTCGGGTACTTTGCAGTAGTGAATAATGCCATAGGGGATACTTTCATCAATCCTCTGCTCACCGGCACGTATGCGTCGAATCTCAACACGGTCTATGAGAACAGCAGCAGCCCCTTGGCATCTATCTGCTACGGCATCCAGAAGTTGTTCGGCGGGGCCACATATCCTTGCTGGCATCCCATTTTCACACAGACAGTGATGTGGCAGCCGAACGGGGGCAGCCTCATCAACGGGCAGACATCCGTAATATCGGCAAATATTGCCTTCCCCGGGGTGCGTTCGAATAACGCGATTACCGTGGCCGTGGTAGGCTCGAACGTCAATGCCTATGACATCGTGAGCGGATTGATCGCCAACAACGACCAAATCGTTCTGAGCTTGTATAATCCGACTGCCAACGGAGCGACCTACGCCAGCGCGTTCGCTGTGCTCGTCACGGTCTGGCAGGCGGAATAAGGGGAAGGGGGACACACCTCCGGAAAGAGAGGAATGTTAAGAATGGGGGGGGGGACACTCCTCCGAAAACCAAAAGAGCGAGAGGGGTGTCCCCCCTCAATATTAGGAGCATTTTCATGATCATCCAGGTGCAGCAGCTCATCACGTTCGCCCTCCAGGATATAGGCTCGATTGCGAAACAGGAAACGCCGACCTCTGACGAGATGGCGGACGGGCTGACGAAGCTCAACTTCATGATAGATGCATGGGCGGTGCGCTCGCTCATGGTCCTGGGCACCATCCTGCAGGCGTTCCCTCTTGTCTCCGGACAGTCTGCCTACACCATCGGCACGGGGGGCAACTTCAATACCCCTGTACCCTCTGCGGTCACTGACGCCTATATCAGGGACGGGAACGGCAGCGACACCCCGGTCGATATCCTGACCTCAGATGAATGGTTTGCACTTGAGGACAAGGCGATAGCCACAGGGCGCCCGCAAGGTCTCTGGTTTGAACCAGGTCTCACCCAGCAAGCGACGGGTCCTCTCGGGACGGTCAATCTTTACCCCGCTCCCGATCCTTCAACCCCCTATACGCTCTATCTGGGCGAACAGGGACCGTTGACGGAGATAGCGAGTGTCGGCACCAACATTACGTTTGCACCTGCCTACTACGAAGCCCTCGAATATAACCTCGCGGTGAGATTGTGGCCGCAGTACCACGACAGCGGGAAGTCCATCGAGAACGATCTGAAAGCGCTGGCGAAAGATGCCATGCGCGTGATCGAGACCATGAACGCAAAAATGGTAACGGCCACCATAGAGGCACCGACGACGAAGCCGACAGGCTACAATATTTATACGGGAGGGTACTCGCAATAATGCTCGATTACCAGGTGGAAAAGCTCAGTGACAAACTCATAGATGAAATGTCGCTCATGACGGAGCTCTACATGACCGATGTCGCTGCGCCCTTTCACGCCTTCCCCGCAGATCCCGACTGGCTGATGTACAAGACCCTTGAAGCTGCCGGTAGACTTCGGGTGATCGTAGGCCGGAACGATCGGTGGCAGGTGAAAGCCTTCGCTGTCGTAGTCCTCGGTCCTCATGCACACTACGCCTGCATTCAAGGGACCGTTCCGCTTCTATTTCTTCACCCCGACTATCGGAAAGGCTCGGAAGGCATCCGTCTGGTCAGGCTACTTGAGAAGGCAGCGGAAGAGGCGGGGGCGCAGATCATTGTGACTCACGGGGGAATGCACAACGGCGTCTATCGTCTCTTCGAGGGTATGCACTATCAGGATTTCGGCCGGTACTATGTGAAAGTGAAAGGCGAAGGCCCGAACGGCCTCACACCGGTGTTTAAGAACAAGGAGAAATAACATGGGAGCATCAGCAATCATAGGCGGTTCTTTACTCGGCGGGGGCTTGAGCCTTTTCGGCGCATCTGAATCGGCAAACGCCCAGGAATCTGCGGCGTCAACGGCGGCGGGGGCCAATAACCAGGCAGCCCAGCTCCAGTACCAGGAGTGGCAGCAGCAGCAGGCGAACATGCAGCCCTGGCTCACGGCCGGGACGACCGCGGTCAATAACCTTTCGTCCGGGGTGGAGTCGGGCAAATACACCCCACCCGCCTTTTCCTTCGACCCCACGCAGATCGCGAACAACCCGGATTACCAATTTACTATGAAGCAGGGGACGGCGGCGCTCGATGCGGCGGGCGCAGCGGCAGGGAACTATGGCAGCGGCAACATGGGAGTGGCACTCGAACAGTTCGGCCAGGGGAACGCGGCGACCTATGAGAACCAGTATTATAACCAGGCGCTCAACAGCTACAATGCGAATGTGAACAGTCAGTACGTCATGCCGTACAATCAATTGGCGAACACAGCCGGCCTCGGCCAGAAGGCAGCTCAAAATCTGGCGAGCACGGGACAGGCGGCGGAATCGAACATAGGCAGCTATACCACGTCGGCAGGCAACGCCCTCGCCTCCGGGCAGATCGGCGCGGCGAACGCAATGAACAGCGGGTATAACGGCCTGTACAATAACCTGATGTCGGGATACCTCAACCAAGCGTATCTCGGAGGGAATAATTTGTATGGCTCTTCGAACCTCTATTCTTTATAAATAAAGCGAGGAAGAATCATGGCTTATAATGATTACGGCCTTTCAAGTATGTGGACGCCCACTCCGGCGCCCGTGAAACAAGAGTCCATGGCGAACATGAAGAATGAGGCAGTCCGCGGTGCCTACCTGGACTATCAGCTTGATCAGGCGGTCAAAACAGGCCTTATAACGGAAGGGGAGCGGGAAGCCATGAGGAAAGGGTACCTGCAGGCTCAGCAGCCTCAACAGGCGAATACCCTTGTGAAACCTCCATCGACGCAGCCCTTATCCCCTGTACCTCCCGTGAACGGCCTTCTTCCTCCCACTCGTGGGCCCGGGACCGGGGGGCCTTATGACCCGTCGAGATATTCGATCCTCTCGCCAACTCTTTCCAGCGGTGCCTATGACCCGTCGAGATACAGTCTGCTGCCGGCCACGTCTTCGAATGGGGCTGCTCAACCCCAGGCTCCGGCTCCGGCTCCGGCTCAGGCTCCGGCTCCGGCAAATCAACCATCTGCTCAGCAACCAGATACTCAGCAAAAATCTGAGCAAGGGAGTCTGCCCCCCAACGACAGCGAAGCGGACACCGGTAAATCCAGCCCCGGGTATTCTATTCTGTCTTCTCTCATGAATCAGCCGCCTGTGTCGGGAAACACCCTCTACCCAGGGCGAAACCAATCACCCGCTCCGCCTCAGCCCTCGCCTGTAGCGACTTCGGCTCCTGGGGCGCCTACTATGCCCCAAAATGCCCTGACGGCTCCTACGGGCACCATAGGCAGGACGATGACCCCCTGGACAGGGAGCCGCGAGAATTACAGGGATGTAGGCCGGGCAATCGCAGTGCAGAGGCAGCAGCAGGAGCAGCAGGCGGCCTTGAAGGCGAAGCTCGATCAGCTCAAGACCATTCACAGCATCAACCCCGCTGCGGCCGTGCAGGCGTGGAACTCGGACCCGCAATTGTCGAGAATGGGGCGGATGGACATAGCGGCGGATGGGGAAGTGAAACTGTGGAAAGACCCTGATACCGTCGTAACGGTGGGCCGTAGCATTCGGCTGCCGGACGGGAGTTATCATGTCCTGCCAACTCAGCAGCAAGGTGCGCAGTCTGACATCCGCAAGAGAGTCGCCGACTCTCTTCTTGATCCGGCATTGCAGGGGAAGGCGTTTGAAGCTCGTATGAAAGGTCATGGCCAGGACCTCCCTACCCTTGCCAAGTCCAGGCGGGAATTCGGGACGCACCCAGTGGCAGAGCAAGCACCCGCGATTACCAAGAAGCCCAGCGAAATGACCGATGCAGAGCTTCTAGACGCTTTGGGGAAATAACATGGCTGATATGGACCTTCTCTTAGAAGCGGAAAAACGAGGCATTTTACCAGAGGACAAAAAACCTCTCCTTCAAGAAGCCCGGAAAAGAGGACTGGTTCCTGAAGCTCCTGAACCCAACAAGATCGAGCGGGGGAAGGGAACATTCAAATGGGGGAATCGGGACGTACCCGAGTACGACCCCTCTCAATATGCCGGCAGAGGCTCATTATTCAAAGCGGCCATGGTGGGACTTGCGGGTTTTTCGGACCCTATCCTCGGGGTGCTGCAAAGGGGCACGGAATTAGGCGAAAAAATAGGTATCGTGAGTCCTAAGACAAAGAAGGCCGTGCAAGGGCTCGTTGACCAACGCCAGGAGGAAAAGCAGATTATCGGCGGGAGATCATTGCCGTTTAAAGCGACCGAGTTCGCCGGGCAAATGTTGCCCATCGCATTGATACCGGGAGGAAATGCAAAAAATTGGTTATCCAGGGCCACATCGAATGCAGGGATCGGAGCGGCGTCGGGATACGCGCTGCCGACAGCATCTGGGGAAAACGCCTTTGCAAACCTGCTCATTGGAGGGGCGGGAGGAGCGACGCTCAGCGGGATTGAAGGGGGAGTCAATTACCTTGCCCGCTCCAATTTGCCCGAAAGGCTCTATGGCAGCGCGGTAAAATTGCCCCTGTCGCGCAAATGGACAAAAGTGCTGCCAGGGAAGGAGATGTCGGCAAGAAACGCAGCCGTAGAAGAAGGCATGAGGTCGGAGATTCCCCCGAGCGAGTACGGATTGGCCAAGGCAATAAAGAACAAGCAGCAGACAGGACGCGCCTATGGGGAAAAGCTTCGGGAGAGAGAAGCAGCGCTTCCTTCTGAAGATATCCGCGTAAAAGTGGATGATGTCTTGGAGAGAGGGCTTAGGAGAGCGTACCAGAGAGCGGCCGATAGCGACGACATAGCCGGAAACAAAGCGATTTTGGATGCATATAAAGAGACCTTGAAGGCTGGAAGAAGAGAACACCTCACACCGGGAGAGGCGAATAGCCTGAAGGCCGAGATCTATAAAGACATCAACTTTATTACCGAATCCAAATCGTCAAGCACCAGGTTCCAGCAAGTGGCAAAGAAGGGGGTAGCCAGAGAACTGGATAAGGCCCTGGATGCCATGTTTCCTGAATTGGAAGGCATTAACGCTAGGTACGGGGCAAGGAAAGACCTTATTGAAGCGCTCGAAAGGTACATGGGCAGAGAAGGCAACAAAAACATGATCGGCCTGGGCACCAAAGTGCTTTTGAGACCGCATCATTGGCCCGCGGCTATTCTCGATTCTACCCTGGGTCATCCCCAAGTGAAAGCGCGGCTGGCGTTCCTGCTGAACAAGGTGAGGCGAAGCAAGGGACTTTCGTCGGTAGGCAATAGCTACATAACGCAGCAGATATCGAAGGGAATTCCGATAGCGGCATCGGAGGCGGAAAATTGAGTTTTATCGGCGGGAATTTATCCATCGCCAAAAAAGCACGCAAGCAATGGCGAGGAAAAACGTGTAAACGTACATCATATCTTTATTCTAGGACGGAACCATGAACTTGTCAAATAAAAAAGCTTTGGTTTACGATCTTGGCCTTTTCACCGAGAACGCTCTCCGGCTGCTCCGCGACTGCGCCTCGGTCAAATACTTCGTGCCGTGGGCCGACGCCTTCCCCGAGCCTTTCAAGGCGAAGATCGGTGAGGGTCTTGACGGCATGGAGCGGGTCGGCAACTTTGAGGAGCACCTGGACGAGGCGGACTTCATCTTTGTCCCCGATACGCTCTGTGCGGGACTCGTAGAATGGCTGAAAAAACACGAGTACCCCGTGGCCGGTGCGGGTGCTGCCGAAAAGTTGGAGCTTGACCGCTGGCACGGCCGTATGAGACAGAAGGAAAATGGTTTGCCCGTCCAGGAAACGCACCGCGTCAAAGGCGTGACGGCCCTGCACAAGTTCATCGGGGAGAACAAAAACTATTTCATCAAAATCGACTTGTTCCGGGGCATTGAGGAGAGCTTTAAGCATATCGATGAGCACCAGACGGAATGGACCGTCGACAGGATCGCTTATAAGCTCGGCCCATACAAAGAGGATGTGGTTTTCATCTGCGAGGAGCTGCTCGAAGGGGTGGAGCCGGGGATCGACGCCATCACCTGGGAGGGGGAACTGATCTTCCCGGCGGCTTGCGGGTACGAGGGGAAAGGCTCAGGCGTCATCGAGCGCGTCTACAGGACACAAGCCGACCTGCCCGAGGCGGTGAAATGGATCAACGAAGGGCTTGCGCCTGAGTTCAAGAAGCACAAGACGCGCTTTTTCTACTCCGCCGAATTCAAGATCGGCAAAGACCGCACACCCTATCTCATCGATCCCACCATCCGGCTCGCGGCACCCGGGGTGGCGGCTATCCAGACAGAGCTTTTCGAGAACTATGCGGAGGTGATCTACGGCATGGCCACGGCTGAGAAGGTTGCGCCCATCATCAGTCACAAATACGCAGCCGCGTTGGCGCTGGAGTCACAGGAGGCCCGCGAAACGTGGGTCAACGTCGGGTTCCCGAAGGAACTGCGCCGGTGGCTGAAACTCCGCATGGCGGTCCGCAAGGGCGAGGACTACTATTGCGTGCCGGGCTTCGAGTCCGTCGGCACGGTCATCGGTTTCGGCGACACGGTCAGGGAGGCGGTCGACCTGGTGAAAGCGCGCGCTCAGCAGGTAAAGGGGAAGAGACTCACGATGGACGAAGCCGGCCTGGACGTCCTCGCAGACGAGATCAATAAAGGAAAACAGTACGGGATAAATTTCTAG